AAACCACGAAGTCACAAGGGGCAATAGTAGTATTACGTTCCAACAACCTATTACCTGAAAAGGATATACCTGCCGACCAGCCAAGAGCAGAATATCCAGTATGTATATACTGTGACCGCCCTAAAAGAAAAGAACTATTTTGGGATATAGCACTTAAAATATCAATATACTATGGATTGTATAAGAATATGATGTGTGCAGCAGAATCCGACCTTGTAATAAAACACTTAAAAGATAATGGCGGTAAGAAATATTTGTCGTTACGTCCACGTTCATTTTCATCTCCTGACAGTAAACAGATGCACGAATACGGTGTTAAGATGGATGCTTATTCAAAACCACGTATGATAGCACTTATGCAAAGCGGAGTAGAGGATAATGCACATGAGTTAGGACCCACAGTACTTGTTACAGACTTGATAGGTTATGATGAAGAAAGGATTGCTACCGATTGGGATGCTGCCGATGCTTATGGGCTTGCTAAGATACGTATAGCAGATAGAAAAGCAAAGCCACGCACTGATGATATGCAGGAACAGGATACTCGTTGGAATGCTACTGAATGGGTAAGGGGTCCAAACGGATATTTGGTAGAAAAAGCAACTACACATAAAACCGGTAACGAACTTCCTGATGATTTTGAATCATTAATACAAAAAATCAACAACGGTAATAAATATTGAAAAATATTTTAACTGTGTTAATAAAATTATAACTTTTTTAATTTTATTTATAAAAATATACTTATCTTTGTGAAAATTTCCTTAAAAGGATGGCTTCATTTCCTGATTTTAACATAGAAGAACATAAAAGAGACCAGAAGTGGGCTAACTCTATTGTTGATGCAGCCATAGCAGATAACGTAAACAGGAATATTCGTCTAAGGAAGATGAATATCAATTATCAGTTCTACAATGGTGCTGTTGACGAAAAGGCGTATGGTTGGATTACCAGAACATACGGAAAGAACTCCAGAACAAAATATATTGATTACAAGTTAATGCGTACCAAGAGTAAGCAGTTGGTAGGTGAATTTCTTTCTGCACCATTGACGACTACTGTAAGGTCAATAAATAAAAATGCTATCAATGAAAAACTTGATAATGCTTACTTTATTTTGGGTAGTTCTTATGCTAAACCACAGATAGAAGAAGTAAAGCAGACATTAGGTGTTGACCCCACAGAAGGTATGAACGTACCTGACAGGGATGACCCTAACCTTTGGAAGTTGCTTGCACCACAGAGCAAGAATGAGGTGGTGATGCAGCGAATTGTTAATGACAAGGTAAAGAAACGCAAGATAAAACAGGAATTTCTAACCAATACTGTTGATGTTATCGTAGCAGCAGAATGTTTTGGTAAGGTTGAACGTGATAAGAACGGTGTTGATGTTTACAGGGCAATAGACCCACGATATGCGTTATTTCAGGAAAGTTATGGCGACTGGATGCTCCAAAGGACACCATATATCGGAGAATATCAGCAGAAATATGTGTATGAGATTATCAGGGATATGGATTTATCCCCCGAAGATATTGTAAAGTTAAAAAATGTAACAGGTACTCGTTCACCAGAATTTACCAATTTAGGGCTTAAAGTTCTAAACAATATCCATGCAGCAGAGGTTTATACCGTACAATGGAGGTCGGTAACTAAAGTTGTCACTAAGATAATGCCGGCAAAACCCATTATAGGACTTGATGGGCAACCAGTACAACAGGCAGAACCATATCGTACCAGTATTAGTGCAGAGGATTACAGTAGCAATATTAAGAGTATTACAAAAGACGTTGAAAAAGGGCTTTATACTATTGATGTAAAATACAAAGAGGATATTTACGAATGTAGTAGGGTTGGAAAAGTTATCTATACACCATTCAGAAAGGTTACAGACCAGATACAGACAAAGGGTGAAGGAATGTTCTATTCTGCACAGTTTGACTATACAGGGATGCTTTATTTCACTGTTGACGGCATAAGAATATCCATGCAGGAACTCGGCAACGATATACAGACACAGCATAATATTGTGATGTATATGATAAACCGTGAAACAAGCAAAATGAAGGGTAGTGTCATCGGTTACGATAAGGCATATATTTCGGGTGGTGATACCTACAATGACATAATGTTTAAGATTACCGAAGATGGTGTTTTAGCTTATGATTCGGCAGAGGATGGCAGTAATAACGACAAGCGTAATTCAGGACTTAATGCCATTACCCAACTTAATATTGGTGAGAACACTATTTTACGTACACTCCTTGAATTAAAGACAGACCTTGAAGCCACAGCAGATAGGATAACAGGTGTTAATGCTTATAGGGGTGGTGCGATACAGGCAAGTTCAACAGTAGGCAATGCACAGCAGAATGTGACAGCAAGCAAATCTATGACACAGGATATATTCTACTTACTCAATGAATATTTTGAGAATGTGTTTATACGGTTATGCGAAAAGACCAAACTTAACAGGAAGTGGTTAGAAACAGAAGGTGCAACAGTACTTGGAACAGATGCAGTACAGTTCATCAAAGCATCAGTAGATTTAGCCAATGATGAATATGATGTAAGTTTATCTGATGGTTATAAAGAAAATGAAGTACGCAAGATAGTAAGGCAGTTCTTCCCACAGGAAATTAATGCAGGGATGTTAAGGACTAAGGATGTTATACGTTTTGAGTTAGAAGAAAACATAACAGAGGCTATTGCGGTACTTGACAAAGCATCAAATGAAATCAATAGGATAGCACAGATGCAGAAGGATAATGAACTGACACAAGAAAATGCAACACTTAAACAGGAGTTGCAAAAAATGGCAACAGACCAACAGGCATTATTCCAACACGATCAGGAAATGGTGGTATTAAAGACAGAAGGTGATAAAGAGATAGTAGCCTTGAAAGCGCAGATTGACCATAGTGGAAAGGTCATGGACAGTAGGGATAAAGTGTTACAAGACCATATTGATAAAGAACATGATGTTGATATGGCAGAGATACAGAATAAAAATAAACAAAGTACTAATAAATAAATGTGTGTGATATGCATAAATCGCATAAGATAAGATTATATCCTACAAAATCACAAGAACGATTTTTTAATAAGTCTTGTGGGGTTGCACGATTTGCTTATAATTGGGGTTTAAATAAATATATAGAAAACAAAGAATTAAAAAAAGAAATATCTGCATATTCGTTAATAAAAGAATTGACTTCAATGAAACGGGTTGAATATCCTTGGATGTTAGATGTAAGCAAAAATTGTCCTCAATATGCTATTCATCATGTAGAAAAAGCATTTATAAATTTCTTTAAAAAACAATCAAAATATCCTAAATTTCATAAGAAAGGCATTAATGATTCTTTTGTTGCAATACAAAATAATATTCAATTTAATCAAAAAAATTTTAAAATTAGAATATCAAAATTAGGATGGGTTAAGTGTGCGGAGAATTTAAGATTTGAAGGTAAAGTAAACAGCGTAACAGTAAAACGCATAGCGGATATGTGGTTTGCTGTAATTAATATAAATGTCATTCCTGAAGAAACCCTAATTGTAAGCGAAAACCAAGTTACAGTTGGGGTTGATTTAGGGATAAAATCTTTAGCAGTAACAAGTAATGGTGATGTTTTTGAAAATCCAAAAGCATTAAAGTCAAGACTGAAAACATTAAAACGTCAGCAACGGTCATTATCACGCAAAACAAAAGGGAGTAATAATCGTAAAAAACAACAAATGAAGGTTGCAAGAGTGCATTATAAGATTAGTTGTTTGCGTAGTAATGCAATTCATCAGGTAACAACAAAAATTGTGAATAATGCTGATATTATTGTTTTAGAGGATTTGAATGTAAAAGGAATGATAAAGAATCACAATTTAGCACAGGCAATAAGTGATGTTGGTTTTGGTGAATTTCGCAGACAGATAGAATACAAAGCGAAATGGAAGGGGAAAAAAGTTATTATTGCTGACAGGTATTTTGCATCATCAAAGACTTGTAGTTGTTGTGGAATAAAGAATGAAAATTTGAAATTATCAGATAGGACATTTGTTTGTGTTAATTGTGGTTTAATAATAGACCGTGATTTGAACGCAGCAATAAATTTGGCTAATTATAGCCCTACGCAAAAAGTTTGCGGAAGTGAAGCCTGTGGAGAAGGGAGTTCAGTTGTAGTAATACAGCAAAGCCCCTCATTGAATCAGGAATTAATTAATTATTTA